CAAATTACTTGGTCAGATTGCATAGGCATTTCTGCGCTTAGCATTGATAAGAAACCAGAAATAGTTCTGTTTCCATATCTATCTACCTCTTGCTCATAAAGCTCAGGTAAATATTGTTGCGCCCAATTAGTACCACTAGATGTAAAATCTATATAGTTTGTATTTAGCGCAAATTTTTTTACTGCGGGAACCGGTCCAATTACCGATGGTCCCGTAAATTGTGCTGTAGCCATTTTTTATTTATTTTTAATAGTTTTTTAGTTTTAGTTTTAAATTTGAAGTATTTTCGCCTAGCACTTTTGCTTTTATTCCGCTTTTATTATTAACTAAAACGCCGCGTGCGTCCATATTAATATTTTTAGCTTCTTTCGCACTTTGTTTTAAAGCATCGGCACGGCCTTGCTCATAAAAATGCGAAGCAATTGCATCAGAATTCATAGCTGTAAATAAAGATTTATGATAACCTTTTGCGTCTTGCATAATATTATTTTCATTAAGAAACTTCTTAACAAAATTATTCAAGTCACTTTGTGCTGTCTTTACTTCATTTGCGTTTTTAACATTAAATCTATATTTTTTATTTCCGACATTATATTCAAAACCTTTGAATTTATCGTTAAAAACCTCATTGGTTTTATTTAAAAATACATCTTGCTGTTGTTTTGCTATTTTAGACGATTCTTCATTTTCTTTGTTATAGCGATTAAAAAATTCAATCGCTTTTTGCTGTTCAGAATTTAATTTTGAACCAGCTTTAATATCTTTATAATATTGCTTTTTTAATTGTTCTGTGGAAGTTCTTGCTTGTGCAACTTCTTCTTTAAATAATAATTTTTTTCTTTTAATATCTTTAGGTTCGTCTATTTCTTCATCAAAAGAAAATTTATCTTCAATTAAAAAACTAATTTCGTCCGCAGACAAATGCGGCTTTGTTTTTTCATAATAACTACGTAACATTGTTGCATCATCTATAGAAGAATAATCTTTATTTAATGTTACATAATCTTCTAAAGTTCCTCCAGTTTCTTCCATAAAAGTTATTAGCTTTTCAATGTTTTCTGGCAACTTTTTTTGTGTTTTTGCTTCTTGCAATACTTCTTTTTGTTCCGGGACAGCTAGAGTATTTTCAACGCTTTCATTAGTTTCTGCGTTATCACCGCTATTATTTGTAACTTCTTCATCAGTTATTTCTTCTATTACCGGCGTTTCTTCTTTTTTATTTTCTTCGGCAGATTCTTTAATTTCTTCCTTGAGGTTTTATTATTGAACTTTTTCGCTACTTTCGGGAGTACTGCGTAAAGAAACCTCATCTGTGCTTTGCTTTTGAACGGCATCTTTTAAGTTTACTTTATAAACGCCATCTTCAAATATAGCGCCTGCTTTTTTTTGTAGTTCTTTTTCTTTTTCTTGTAAAGTTTTTTCTTCAACTTCTACAACTTTTACTTTTGTGTCTTTATTCATGATAAAATATTATAAAATTATACAATTAATACATTACCTAGGTTCAAAAGAACCTAAGTTAAAATTGCCTCCAAGTACATCATTTCCTGATGATTCAAAACTTTTTGGCGGTAAATTATTTTTTCTTTGGTCTATAAGCTCACTTTGTTGAGTGGCTTGTATTTTAGTTCTTTCGTCTTTTCTATCTTCTTTTTCTTTTATATTTTCTTTAGCAGCATTTACTTCCATTCCTTTTAGCTGCATATTAATTTGAAACTCTAACTGCATTAAATCTTTTTTGAGTTGAGCTTCTTGTTGTAATTTATTTATATCCAACTGCGATTTTACTTGTTCAAGCTGTGCCTGTTGTTGTGTAAGAGCTTGTTGTTTTTGCACTTCCGCTTGAGCAGCTACTTGTTGCGATTGAGCATTAGCAGCGGCTTGAGCTTGAATATTTTGCTGTTGAATTAACTGATCTCGCTCTAATTTTTTCTGTCTTTTAACTTTTAGCATTTGATTTGCAAGTTGTATATTTTTTATTTCTCTTAAATCAATAGCATCATCTAAGTCAATTAAGCCTGCAGATAAAGCGGTTTGTATATTGTTTTCAAATCTTTGTCTTTCTTCTTCATCTGGCATTAGTTCTAAAAAAATACCAAAATCATGTATATGCAACTTAGAAAGCTCTTCTAATGTGGCAACATTATGAACGCCTATAGATTGAATAAATGCTTTCTTTGCCGGCGAATATTCTATAACGTCTGATACCCTTAAAGATATTTTTTCTGCTGTTTCAGCTGCTAAAAATAATCCTGCTTGCAATATATGTCTTGTGGCTGTATTAGAGTTTGCCGCTGCAATTTTCTGTATGCCAACCAAAGCATTTTTATCCGGCGTGCTGCCATCTCTTGCTTCATTTAATCCCGGTGCATCACGTATCATTTGTAAATAATAATTATAAGTTGTTATAAGAGAACTTATTTTATTACTACCAGAATTAGAATTTATTTCTTGTATAGGAACTTTACCTGGATTTATATTACCATCAGAAGTAAAAGACCTACCAATTACAGAACCTGTTTGAAAAAACATATTTAATGCTTCTTGCGGATTATAATTTGTTCCGTTTCCTAAATCTATTTCAGCTAAACCATCTGCATCTAAATAAACACCGTCTGGAACTATTCTAGACATTACTTGTTGTAATTTTAAATGCGTTAACTGTATCATATCAGCAAAACCAGTTATTCTACTAACTAAAGATTCTATTCTACTTTGATACATACGTGGTGCAATTATAGAATAATTCATTTTAACTTTTGTTGCATCACTTTTTGGACGCAACATATTTTCGCATAAGCTCCATTGCAATAATATATTAGCACCTGGAATATAAACTCCTTCATACAAAACTTCAATATTACTTGCTATTTTTTCAAATCTTGTTCTTGAGTCTGCAGGAGGATTGAAATTGTCATCTTTTTTAATAGCTTTATCTGCGCCGCTAGCCGTCTGTTTTATTTTATATATTTCATTGTGAAAAGTTTTATAATTAAAATATAAAATATCAACAGTATTGCTGTCGTATTTATCAGATAAAGGATTGTATTTATTATATATTCTATGATTTGAATAACCTTTATCTTGTAGTTTTTCTAATTCTTCATTTGTTAAATTAGGAAATTGTTTTTTTACTTCATTTAAAGGTATTGTTTTTATTTCACCAACATAATAAATATCATCAAAATACGTAGAATCACTATGCGAATAAACCAAATTAGCGGGGTCAACATGCTCAACCTTTATACCTTCAGATGTATTAAAAGTAGTTTTTACGGAAGCAATACCTAAAACAGCTAAATCATAATAAATATCTTTTTTAATTAATTCAAATCTATTTTTATTTAATACAACATTTATAGCTTCTTCTTCCGCGATTTCAATGGCTTGCTTGTAATTAAGCTGCATATGCAATTGAAGTTCTTCTTCATTTTTAGGTAATTCTTCTATATTAGATTGTTTTAAATCAATACCAAAATTTTGTTTTGCAAAATCATCTAATTCTTTTGTTCGCATATCAGATAATATATTTTCCATATATTGAGTTCTTTCTTTGACACCGAAAGGGTCTTGCGAATATGCTTTTATATCATAAGTTCTTTGTGCCATACCGTTTACAACAATATCCACAAATTTAGGTATAATTGGTACTGGTTTCCAATCTAAGTTTAAGTAACTTAAATCTCCATTTATTGATAATTCATCTTTATACTTTTGTATTGATTGTTCTCCTCTTGCGTATAATTTTAATTGATGATATGTATTTTGATTTACATAAAACCTATTTGTTCTTGAATCTCTTTCAAACCATTCTTGTTCTATTGCACGAGCAACTTTTAATCCAAATTCAGGACTTGCTTTTTCAATATCACTAACTGTTTGGCTAGGAAAATAACTACTTACAACTGACTCAGCCATAATTTTCTATTATTTTTGATTGTGTTCCATCGTTTTTATATTTAGCAATACTCAAATTTAATCTTAACGATTTTTTTTCTTGATTTGGCGAATATAAATTTTTATTACACGCCATAATAGCAAGGCCTGAGCTTATTGCTGCATCAAATTTTGTTCTTTTATTTATATCAAATTTAGCCCAATCATTTAAAGTATTATTAAAATACATTGTGCCATATTGATTGTTATTTAATAATCCCACATGATTTTCAATATATGATTCTATTGCCGCCGCGTGCGCCTGTCTTACATCTTCAGATGAATTAGGTATACCTCCTATTTCTTTTTCTGTAATGGATAGTTTATTATTAGCTCTATCAGGGCGGTTCATTGAAAAACCTCTATAACCTCTTCTTCTTAAATAATATAACAATCTTGGTTTATTATTTTCTGCCAGTAGAGGCATTCCATAAAAAACTAATGCCATAAGCACATCTTCAAAAAACATTTCTGCTGTTTGTGGTCTAGCTATATATTCTAAAAAAAACATATTAGCGGGAGCATTTTCCATACTAAATTTAGTTAAACCATGAAGGGCTCCTTTTGAACCTTGCCCGTCTGTAGTGCCTGATATATCATAACTATCGCAACCAAAAGCGCCTATATGCTCATTAGCTGGGTATTTAATACCATTTTTTACTATTACGCGATTTTGTAAATTTACAGGGGGCACCCAGGTTATTTTAAATCTGCCATTGGGGCTAGGATTAAATAAAACATTGGTATCTTTAATTCCGTTTTGCCAAGAAAAACTACCTATAGTAACTCCAGCTAAAGATTCTATATCTTCATTATAATCTATTTGATCGTATATTTTAGATAAATTAAAAATACTATTTTTAGTTTCGTCTCTAAAAGCATGTTCTTCTGTTCTCGGAAACTGTCTATAAAATTCATTTAAACTATCTTGGTCCCCTTTTAAGCCTTCAACTTCATTGTTCCAATGTTCTATAACCCCTACCGGTATGATTTCACCATAAAAGTCGAAAACTTCTTTTCTAGGCGTTTCGAATACAGGTACTCCATAAGAATCAATGAATCCCTCGTAGTTCCATTCCATAGGAATGAACAAAGAATAGAGTCCCGAACGGGTTTGTCCATTTCTATTTCGTTTTGTAACATCAGAATCATTATATAGTTTTTTAAAATTTTCACCGCCTTTATCTAAAGAATTAGATGTAGACCCCATCATACATTTACCAACTATTCTAGAGCCTAATCTTAGTGTTGTTTTGGTAACGCGCCAGTTGTTGAGGATGTTGTCCGGCTTCTCCCACTTTCCCGATTCGTCGTGTACGAGGAGTTTGAGTTTCTCACCGTCGTACGAGTTGTCGCCTGTATTCTTCCAGTCGATGGTCGTGTCGAGTCCTGTGAGCTCCTCGGACCTCTGATTACTGAGGAGCTTCTTCCTTGTGAGTCTTCCGGCCGGTACCCTGTATGCGAGCTCGGTCTTCGGCCTGTCCATACCGTCTTGTATGGGTTTGAAAAAAAACGGATAGTTGACGGATATTGGTACCACTTTATCGGTAAACATTTTCTTTGCATCAGCCCCTGATTTGGACAATATCCCATACCGTGAGTCAGATGATATTGTTGCCAAATTGACAGTTTCACTTGAGGCCATAAAAGAGAATCCTGAACGTCTGTTTTTAAGATAGCACATGCCGTAGCATCGCACGTCGGATTTACAAGCTTCCCAGAATATATAGAATAATCTGTTTGCTTCCCGATACTCTGGGTCCCCAACATCAATCTTGGCCCACTGCAAGTACATATAATGGGTACCAGTAATATAAGTAGGAATGTTTTTATTATAAAACCAAAAACCTTCTTCTCTTCTTTTAAATTCTTCATCTATATACTGTTCCCATTTTAATTTAAAATCTTCAGGATATGTTTTCCAATCAAAGATTGTTTTTATTGCGTTTAATTCTTTTGGATATTCTTTTTTTATCCATTTATTTTCACCTTTAATTAATTTTGCTGGTTTAGGAGGTAAAGCTATTTTTAAATTTTGTATTTCATATATATCACCTATTTGTCCTGTTTTGCTAATAATTATAATATCTTCTTCTTTATTATAACCATATTCCCATTTTTTTAATTTATTTAAACGTTTTATTTTGTTTAATTTTACAGGACTTATAATTTTATATAATGTTTGATTATACATTATTTAGCTCTCCTTTCGGCAAATCCTTTATATGCTTGTTTTTTATTATCTAAAGGTTTATTTTCTATTAGTGCTTTTTCTTCTTCTATTTTATTTAATATTTCAAAAGCATCAAATATTGCTAATTTTTTTGTAGCTGCAGCATTTTTTAAACGGTCAGCCGCAACATCTTCTTCTGTATTAGTAATAATTTTTTCTTCTGCTACTTTAATTAATTCTTCAACAGCTTTGTATCCAGCTTGGATTATATTCTTCTTGTTTTCCTTGATTGTCATATTTAATTGTTATTAAAGCAGTAAGTACTCGATACATACGTTCATTATTAATAATAAACTCATATTCGCTGCCTGGACGAAAGCCAACAAGATCGCCTTCGCATATACCGTTTTTTAATAATGTTTTATCCGCATATTTTAAAACACCTATAAACGGTTTTTCTTTTTCTATATTAAATTTATCTTTAGATATTAAAGGTTTTACAAAACAAAAACCTTTTAAAGCCTGCCATTTAGTTTTTCTTTTATATAAAAATATTTGATCTAAATTTGCAAAATATTTATTTTCTTCAAAGTATGAGCGAGAATTTTTTTCTTTTCCTCTAACATTATGCCATCTTCTAAATACATTATGATGAACAATAACTTCATCACCTTTTTGAATATTAGTTTTTTCATATAAAGGCGTTTCAAGAACAATAGCATGCCTGCTTATGTACTCATGATTACTAATCTGCGTATTTAATATTAAGTTTTTATCGCCTAATTGTTTTTTATTATTATATCTTTCTTCTTTATC